TGCACATCTTCATTAAATGTGGATACACCTGCAACACTTAAAGTCTGAGCAGATACGAATGCTGTTGATGCAGCACCACCACCAGAAGCAGTAACAGTTACAATACCTGCATGAATCGCAGTGACATCTAAGTTTGTAGAGAAATTAATTGTACCTGCTGTACCAACATTTGATCCGTCATGTTGAACTACAACACCAGATCCTGATCCAGTAATACCAGTCAACGCAGATCCATCAAGTGAAGGTAATGCACCTGTAAGAGATGAAGATGGTACACTTGTCAATCCAACAGCAGATCCACTAAATGATGTAGCAGATACAAGTCCTGCTATTACAACACCAGCTTGATTTGTCTCCAATCTAAGTTGATCATTAAAGGATAATTCAACTTGTGCATCTGCTATTGCTAGAAGTTGATAAGAAGTGAAATCTGAATTATATAAACCAACATATGATCCTCCAATCGCAACAATACCATTTTGATCCGTCTGCTCTATTTGAAATAAGTATTGTTGACCATATATATTATTATTTCCATTGAACGATGCAGTTGCACCAATACTTAAATTATTAAAGAAAGAAGTTCCAGTTGTGCTAATACCTGCGATGCCTCCACCACCTCCACCACCACTACTTGTGGCAGCTGCACCTACCCACTTACCAGCAGATGCATCATATTTTAAGAACTTATCATTTACTTTTGCTGTAGATAAATCTACATCATCCATATCTTGAATGCGTACCGCACCACCACCACCGAATGTAGCAAGTTGCTTCTGTATTCTGTTTATGAATAACTTATATTGTTCTTGAAACTCATCAAGAGTTACATACTTTTTATCAAGTGGTGTAAGTGGATCTGAATTATCTACGTTAGGTGGTTCATTAAGTAAACCTTCTTGTAAATTCTGTAATTGTTTTTCGTTTATATTATCAAACTTCTCTTCAAGACTTCTTATGTTTTGATAGACATTACCATTCAATATATGTTGTAGTTCTTCTAAGACTTCATCCTTAAGTCCACGAAGATGTATATTATTCTGTCTCTTGTCAAGTATTGTAACCTCTGTGTTTAAAGTTAGATGAGCTGCTCTAAGATCATCAATTTTATCATCAAAATCTTCCTTTATACCCTCAATTTTTTTATTTAACTTTTCTATTAAATCTGAATACTCTTCCTTAAACTCAACAAAGTTTACACTATTATCTACAACTTCAGACAAAGAATTGTCAATAGAGGTGGTAACACTCTCTAATTGTTTCTTAAGCTCCTCGACTTTATCAAACTGCTGCTTAATATTATTTAAATTTCCATTGACGTTTTCAGAGACTTTATCCCCTTTCTTCCCAAATAATTCACTCGGTTTCTTTAATGCCACTTTTTTATACTATAAGGTAAGTACTATTATATTTATTTATTTGGAAAAAAATCATCCCATCTCAGTATGTAGTATATCATAATTGATACTAAAATCAATAGTATGATAACCATATTAACAACTCCCCAGACTATCATGGGTCAAAAAATCCAAATGCTAGAATTAATAAAATGAAGATTGAAAGATATAAAATTGCGTGTATTATCATCCAATTAACAACATTGCTTGTTGAAGTTCTCTTGAATGATCTAATTCATCTTGTGCAATCTTTGCAATTTTTGTATCTTCTGGATGCCAAACAAGATATTTAGTATATGTCTCATAGGCATGCTTTTCAATCTTCATGTTAATATCATAAGCGTCAATAGGATCGACAAGATAGTAAGCAACCATGATCCAATAATAAAGTAAAACAAGATGTTTGGCAAAGAACCGATCAATCCAGTACTTATTTCCGTCCCTAAGTTCCATCTCTTCGAGGTGTTCTGTTTCATTTAATGCTTGATAGAAATGCTCCTTCATTAGATATACATGTTCTTCACCACGAAGTCCTAAAGATTCACGAAAATGTAACACACTGATAAATGCAAAGTATGGTGCTCTTGCGATTACTTCAAGAACCCAGAATCTTTGTGGGTGTCTATTTCGATATGCAAAATCAAGTAATGTAATAGTAAAATTTAAAACAAATGAATTAAAATTTTTCATAACTTCTTTATCTCTATAAGTATTTATACTTATAATGTTATCTTAACATACTTCTCCTATTTGTAAACCATAATCACAATCAGATGGAACTATCAAGACAAATCCAATACCCATATTAAATACTTTTTTCATTTCCTCTAGTGGCACATTACCCTTATTCATAATCTTTAAAAATATTTCTGGATGTGTCCAAGTATTCCAATCAATATATGGTTTCAATCCAGTTGGTAATATTCTGGATATATTCTCTACTAACCCACCACCAGTAATATGAGCCATACCAAGTATTGGTATCTCATCAAGTAGTGTCTGTATATGTTGTGCATAGATGATAGTTGGTGTTGATAATTCTGGATCGTGCATTCCAATATCATTTATTAGTGTGTATCCATTACTATGAACACCACTACTAGGTATACCAATGATTTTATCTCCTTTCTTTATATTACTACCATCAATTATTTTTTTCTTTTCTACAATACCAGTACAGAAACCTGCAAGATCAACTTCAGAAGATGATACATGTTCAGCAGTTTCTCCTCCTAGTAATTCGCAACCTGCAATCTCACATCCCTTTACAATACCTTCCATTAGAAGATCAACTTTATAATCTACGCAAGGAGTAGATATATAATCTAAAAAATATAATGGTTTTGCTCCACAGCAAATAACATCATTAACACACATAGCAACAAGATCAATACCTATTGTACTATAATCTGCTACTTTTATTTTAGTGCCAACACCATCAGCACCAGACACCAAGACAGGTTCCTTGTATCCATGAGGAACCTCAAACATACCACTGAACCCACCAATACCTGGTGCTTTTAATTTTAATCTCTCAACAAAAGCATTACCTGCTTCAATATCAACATTGTATTTCATTAATCACGTTGTCGCCAATCATCTGACCTATCAGGTCGGAACCAATCATAAATTTCATCTGGACTATTGAAACCCCTGATTTGTTTACCACTTGAATCGGAGTCTCCTATATTCAAGTTATTCAGAAAAGAATCGTTCGGATTCGTATTCATTCTTCTTGCCTGTTTTATCATTCCTCTGGCACTTGTATTTGCCTTTCCCAACTTCTCTGCCCATATCATATCTTCTAGACTTACCTCAGTTCCTGCTGCAATTGACTTGCAGATGCCTTCAAGTCGAAGACGATATTGTGTTGATAACATAAACTAATGTATACTATTAGTATTATCTATATGTAAGCAAAAGACGGGATGAAAATAATTGCTATTGTTATGATTCCAAGAATTATTATGGAAGATCTTATCGGTATATCCTTCATTTGATCTCCTTAATATATTCCAAAGAAAAAGGATGTTCGTGTAGATACGGAACATCCTCTCTTGCGTTTCTTGCTGCCTCAAATGCATCTTCTGCATATTCACCAATTTCATGGTGTTCATTCTTTTGGTCGTGCCAACCAAGTTCGTAATGGGACATGATTCTTTTCAACTCCAGTACAATAATATTTATTATAGCACCTAAGTATTTTTACGCAATTGTATGTGGACTCACTAACAATTATCGTTTAAATCTTCCACCATATTACCACCGATATCAGCACCTTGATTTCCACCAAACATTGCTACCCAACCAGCAGCCACCCAGCCAACGAAAGGAATGCTACTAAGAGTAGGAGCGGCAGCAGTACCAATAGAAGTGCCCACCAAACGTCCTGTGTTTTCTCCTCCACCAATTGCTTTGATGCAGGCTTCACTTTTATTACTGGTGACAGAATCACCAACACCTCCTTTTACTTGCCATTCTTTTCGTATATGAACATCACCGTTTGATGTGTACTCCTCTACAATATCTTTGGTTTCGTTTGCTAATCCTAAGAATCCACCTTTCTCTTTAATAGTGGTTGTTTTAATCATCACTTTCGGATCATTAGCACTATAACTTATCTTATACCCATCTTTATCAGCAGATATAACATAAGATGTATAAGGTCCTACAGGTGGTGATATGACTGGTAAACTACTTTTCCTTGATAGTAATCCTATCATTGCAATATGGGAAACTCCGAAGAGTGTTCCCAAACTTATTCCAATCCATTTTTTCATAATTACAATTTAATTAATCTTACTTAGGTTGTTCGGGAGTTATTTTTACTGGTGCTTGCTCAATACGAATAGTTTGTGCAGGTGCAGTTTGTGATGCTGCTGCAATTAACTTCTCCATATCACTCTTACTTACACCACCATTAGCACCACCACCTTGTGCTCCTCTCTTTGATGTTGTGACTCCGAATGTAGCTAAAACTCCTGTAAAGACCGAAGCTATGAAAGTTGGATCTAGGTCTTGTTTTGGAATTTTAAGAGCAGAGGGTAACTCTACATATGCTAATGTCAATATTGCACCACTCCAAACCAAAATACCCAGACGCACAAATGTTGAAAGAATCATCATCTGCTCTTCTTTGTCTTCAGATGCTTCTTTCAACTTGCTAAAGAATCCCTTTTTCTTCGGGTCTTCTTTTAGTTCCTCTTTTTGTTTTTTATCGTCTGCCATTAAATTACATGCATGTAATCTATATAGCAAACTTATTTTTTAAAATTAAAAAGGTGATGCAGGTCCTGTAGCAGGTCCTATAGGTGCAGAGGGTGCATCGGGTGCTTCCATATCTGGAACGAGTGACCCACTGAGTCCACCAAGTGCTCCACCACCAGCTCCACCGATTGCTCCACCAAGTCCACCTGGTAAGACAGATTCCATTATCTTGCCTTTGACATTCTCGATAATTGCATCCTTCCGTACATATACATAACCAGCAGTACCCACGACGGCGAGAGATACAACACCACTAGCAATAGCGATTCCATTTACAATTTTCTGTAACATAGTTCATTAATAGTTATTAAATATCATACTCGCTTCCATCACCAATATATGCCATTGAAATAATTTCTTCATCCAAATTATTATTATTTGCAGTAATCCACTCATCAAATTCTTGACGAAGTGCATCACCATTTAAGACATTATTCAAATCACCATAACTACAAAGGTCACAAATGCGAGAGACTGACCACTGATGTGTGTCATTCACTGCTTGTTTCAAAGTTGCCATAATCTTTACGCATATATCTGCCGAGTATGTTGCTATTATAATACATCGGAGTACCATCGTCAAGCGTTTCCATTAACACATTGTTAAGAAACAATTGTTTTGTCTCCTCGTAATTTACTTTTCCGAGGGTCGTGTGGAGGGAGATGATTTCTCTTCTGAAAGAACATCTGCCATCTCTGCTAATATCCTGCTTAAGTTCCTTAGAACTTCCGTAATATCGTTTCCAGTCGGACTCCGATCTAACTCTTCTCTTACCCTTACCCGATTTGGGCTTTCTGTTCTGGGTGAAGTATTTTCTTCCGATATAGGTCTTTCCTGAGTTCCTGTTGGTGATGCGATAGACGAACCCATAATACTCCCCAATATCATCAGAGGTAAAAGGACGACCTTTATAAATCCAAGGGTTTTCATAGTCAACTTCCATCCTAAAGTTATCATGTTTCTTTATATATCCTTTCTCATCCAGTCTAAAACTTCACTCGGTAATTTACCTGCTCTTGGTATGGACGGATCTGCTGTGTGTGGGTCCATTTCTCCTTTAGGTAAATAAGATAATTCACGTAATGCTCGAACTGAGGGATCAGTTGTAACATTAGTGGGAAGTCGTCCAAGAGCGACGTTATCGAAATTAAGTTGATGTCTGTCAAATGTAGCCAATTCATATTCTTCTGTCATAGATAAACAATTTGTCGGGCAATATTCTACGCAATTACCACAAAAAATACATACACCAAAATCAATTGAATAGTTGCGTAGTTCTTTTTTCTTTGTTTGCTTATTCATCACCCAATCTACCACAGGTAGATTTATTGGGCAAACTCTGACGCAAACTTCACAAGCAATGCACTTATCAAACTCGTAGTGAATACGACCACG